CGATGTCCCGCGTGGCCGCCGCAGCCTGGATGCCGAAGCGCGTCACCAAGTCCTGGCGGCGGATCTCGCCAACAAACCGCAGGCGCAACTCGACGAACGCGAGCCGGTCGCGTTGCGCCTGGGTCATTTCCGGGAGTCGGTCGCTCGACATGGTTGTAGTGGCTCGGTTGCTTAGTGGTGAGCATACGAGCATCCAGATCGAACGTCAATACAGATACAAACACGCCGTAAGTGCGGCTTAAAAAGATGATGATGTAACTGTGCGAGGCGAGAGTTGGCTGGCTGGTAGCTGAGGGAGTCGTTCCGAGGCCCAAGCCGCGGCGCTCGGCCGATGGCCGTGGCCGATTCGTAGAAATGGCCGCCCTCAAGGGCGTTGGCTTGCCATCGGACGCTATCGACGGACGCGGGTTCGGTTCCGTGTTCCGCCACCAATACCCCAAGGCCAACCGATCTCGGTTGGCCTTTTTTCATGCCCGCAACGCCAGTATTGGCGCGGTTTCCGGGCGGCGCCTTGCGGACGCGCGCGCCGTCCGAGCGCCGTTTCCGCCCCGACAGCGCCTCTCTGTTCTCGGTTTTTCTCTGCGGCCCGTGGTGGGAACCAGAGGCCACCTCCTTGTCTGACAAGGACTTAGAGACCCCGGGTTGCGGTCGGAGACTGCCTTGCAACGGCGACCGAAGTAAGTGGGTGAGCCCGACGTGAAAAAGACCCCTTCCGCGCTCAAGTGGCTCGCCGAGAGGCGCGCCCGCACGGCCCGCGACTTGGCGCAAAACCTGCGCTTTCTGCAGCGCGTGCAACACGAGATCAAGACGCTCGAACTCGGCCTCGAGAGTTTCTTCCCCAACTCTTCCCGTCATTGACGAACGCACGTCTTCAGGGCAATACTTTTGCAACACCGAATGGGACCAAAGCGATGCCGCGAGTCAGACGCAAGACCGAAGTCGCGACCATCAAACTCACGCCTGAAGTCAGGCGTGCATGGGTGGCCGCCGCCGAGGCCGAGCGCCGCTCGTTGGCCAACGTGTTCGAGGTCGCCATCCTCGAGTACGTCAAGCGCCACCACATAGCCGTGCCCGCTGCCGTCAAAGAAGAACAGCCCAGGGAAGACTGATGCCGATGACCCCGCAACACGGTTTGCTTACACGCCTGCTCGATTACATCGTCGAGCAGGGCAAGGAGATCGACCCCAGGGCCTACGTTCTCACAGGCGCCTCCGACTTCAGGCGCTTCCCAAAAGACCTGGCCGGGCTGCCCGGCGTCGACCTTGATCGCAAGGTCGAAGGCGACCACATCTGGCTGCAGGTTGCGCGCCTCGCGTCCACCTCGCCACCTGCTCCTGACGAGGAGGCGCGGCCCTATATCACCTATTCCGACGATCCGAGCGGGCCCGTGCCGACCCTCAACGAGCAGGCGCTGCAACATCGATTCGCAGCCGACAGACGCTCGATGAGTGAGGAGGTCGCGGCCACTCGCGACAAGCATCGCCGCGAGCGCGTCACGAGAGCCTTGACGGACTACATACCGCTTTGGCAGGCCTGGGCCGAAGGGGAGAAACCCCGGCGCCGCACCATCGCACTCTATGGCGATCTCTTCATGCTCAAGGGTCGGCTCGAAGCCGAGGAGACCTCCAACCCATGGGAACTGGTTTGGGGCATGGGCGTGTCGGCCTGGAAGTTCACCGGCACGCGCACGGAGGACGGAAACGGCAAGGGCGTCAGCGTCGACTACCAGTACCCGCTGCTGACACAAGTCGTCGAGATTGACCTCGACCCCCAGACGCACACGATTTCGGTGCGCCCCAGGGCCGTGGCCCCGCGCCTGGAGTTCGACGCCTTTGGCGCCTGTCAAGTCATGGGAGCGGCCGAAGTCGAGAAGCAGGCCAAGGTGCTCCTGGAGAGCGACTCGGAGCGCACGCTCACGCCGTTCGACATCGGCAGCTTCGAGCCCATCTTGAAGCTCGCCGCCGGAAGCCTCGACAAGGCAGGGCGCTACGACCCAGCCCATCAGGGGCTGCCCACTCCGTCCGACCAACTGCTCGTCACGGCCGGATGGGTGTTGTTCGTTCGTCCGCGTTCGGCCAATTTCCTGGTCGAGGACATCCGTCGTCTAAAAGCACGCCTGCAAGCAGGCGATGCGATACCTGCCGGCCCTGCTTGCCTCGTGACGCCGCCCTCTGATGAGGTCGTCAAGTACGAGGCCATCTCGTTTCGAGGCCTATGCAGCGGCAGCAGTGCCAAGGGTGAGCCGCGCGAACTCTACTTCCCGCTGCCCTATAACCAAGAGCAGGAGACCATCGTCGAGATGCTCGAGCGCGCTCCTGGCGTCTGCGTCCAAGGGCCGCCAGGCACCGGCAAAACGCACACGATCGCCAACATCATCTGTCACTACCTCGCCACTGGGCGCAAGGTGCTGGTGACATCCAAGGGCGAGCATGCGTTGTCCGTGCTGCAGGAGAAGATCCCGGAGGACGTGCGGCCACTGACAGTGGCGCTGCTTTCAGGCGACAAGGAAGGGATGCGGCAGTTCCAGGCCTCCATCGAGGCCATCATCCACAACCTGTCGCAGCTCAACACACGCGCCATACAAGACGAGGTTGAGCGCTGCAAGCAGCTGATCGACGCCGCACACGCCGAGATCGCCCGTATCGACAAGCGCGTTGACCAGATTGCCGTTCAGCAGTTGGCGGGCATCGAGGTCGATGGCGTGCAGATGCGCGCGCAGAAGATGGCCGAGCTGGTCGTCTGCGGCCAACAACAGCACGACTGGTTCGACGACGATCTGACGCTATTGCCGGAGCACGCCCCGCCCCTGAGCGACGCCGAGGCACAGACGCTCAGAGATGCCCGCCGCCGACTGGGAACCGACCTCATCTACGTCTCTTCACGGCTGCCCTCGAGCTTCGGGCTCTTGCCTACCGAAGAGGTGGCCAAGCTGCACGACGCTCTCGTGGGTATTCGCGAAATCGATGGTGCTGAGGCCGACGGCGAATTGCTGGCGCTGCGTGCCTTGACGCCCGAGGTGCTCGATGAAGCCCGCCGCATGCTCGCGGCAGTCGACCAGGTGCTCAAGATCGTGCACCACCTGGAAGAATTGGAGAGCCCCTGGGTCTTCGATCTGCGAGCCAAGTGCCGACGCCCGGACTTCGCCAGCGAACAGGAGGCGCTGAAGGCACTGCTGGCCGAGGTCGACGAACTGGTGCAGGCTCGCGCGGCATTCCTGCAGCGGCCTGTGGCGTTGCCCGCCGAAGCATTGGGCAACCCGAAGGTCATCCAAGCCATCGAGCGGGCGCGCGAGACGGGAAAGCCCTTCGGGTTGATGAGCTTTGGCAACGGTGATGCGAAGGAACAGGTGGGTGCCATCCGCGTGTCCGGACTACCGCCCCAAGCAGTCGAGGACTGGGTACATGTGCATCGCTATGTGCGATTGCACGAGAGGGTACTGTCGTTCTCCGTGCGATGGAATCAGTTCGCGCAGGAACTCTCGGTGCCTGAGGTCAAGGCTGACGTAGAGGCGCTGCGCTCGACCGAGCGGATTGCGCTCGCGGCGAAACTGGCGCACGAACTGGCGATCGCCCACGACGCCAATCTGCCTCGCATGGCCGAGAAGGTGTTTCGCGAGCCGCCGAAGAACGAACTCCTTGGCGGCTCGTCTCAACTGCAGACGGTGCGCGAACATCTACGCCGCCACCTCACGCGCGCCGAGCTCGCGACTGCCGCCGCGCAGCTCGCCATTCTCCAGGAGAAGCTCGCCGGCACTTCGGGGCCGGTGGTCGAGCGGCTGCGCGCGTTCATCGACTCGCAGCTCGGCAATCCCGAAGTCGCCACCGAGCGCATCGTGGCGCAGTATGCGGAGATCATCGGTGAGATCAAGCGCGTCGAGTCGCTGTCGTCGAGCCTGGCAACCGTCAACGACCTGTGTACGCGCATCGAGCGCGCCGGGGCGATGAAGTGGGCAGCCCGCCTGCGTTCTCAAGTACTCCCGCCCACCGGCGACGACGAGGTGTTGCCTGTCTCATGGCGCGATGCCTGGAACTGGGCGCGCATCAAGAACCACCTCGCAACCATCGAAGCCCGCGATGAACTCCTGACGCTCGCACAACGCCGCCGCGACCTCGAGAGAGTGCTCGCTCAGCAGTACGAGCAGTTGGTGGCCAAGTCGGCGTGGCTTGAGACAAAGGCCCAGGCATCAGCCAGGGTGCTATCGGCCCTGGAGAGCTACCGTGTGGCCATCCGGAGGATCGGCCAAGGCACCGGGCCCAACGCCACCCGCTATCGACGCGACGCACAAAAGGCGATGCTCGACGCTCAAGGCGCCATTCCCTGCTGGATCATGAGTCATGCCAAGGTCTCCGAGAGCATGCCGGCCCAGCTCGGTGTCTTTGACCTGGTCATCGTGGACGAAGCCAGCCAGTCCGACCTCTGGGCATTACCAGCGGCGCTACGTGGCAAGAAGATCCTGGTGGTGGGCGACGACAAGCAAGTATCACCGAGTGGTGGCTTCATCTCGGCAGCCAAGATCGCAGCGCTCCGAGAGCGCTTCCTCTCTGACCAACCTTACGGGCGGGACCTGACTCCCGAGAAGTCGCTGTACGACATCGCGTCCACCGTCTTTGCGGCCGAGCGCGTGATGCTCGCGGAGCACTTCCGTTGCGTGCAACCCATCATCGCCTACAGCAACAAGACCTTCTACAAGAACCAGATTCGACCCCTTCGCGTGCCCAAGGCCTCTGAGCGCATCGACCCACCGCTCGTGGACGTATTCATTGAGCATGGGGTGCGGGACAACCGGGACGTCAACCGGATGGAGGCCGAGTTCATCGCAGCTGAGATCGAGGCCATCCTGCGTAACCCCAAGCTGCGCAATCGCACGATCGGGGTCGTGTCGCTCTTGGGGCCTGAGCAGGCCAAGTTCATCCACAACTTGGTGGTCAGCCGGGTGGACCTGGCCGAACTCGATCGCCGAAAGTTCGCCTGCGGCGACGCCTACGTGTTCCAGGGCAGCGAGCGCGACATCATGTTCCTGAGCATGGTGGCCGACGCCACCCGCCATCACGCGCTCTCCGGACAGATCTTCGAGCAGCGATTCAACGTCGCCGCCAGCCGTGCCCGCGACCGTATGTACCTCGTACGCTCAGTCAAGCTCGGTGAGCTGTCGATGACGGACGTCCGGCGGACGCTCGTCGAACACTTCACCATGCCGCTGGAGGGCGGCGAGGAGGAAAGGAGCCTCGTCGACCTGTGTGAGTCTGGTTTCGAGCGCGACGTGTATTCGTCGCTCGTCGATCTCGGCTATCGCGTCACGCCTCAGGTCAAGGTTGGTGCCTACCGCATCGACATGGTGGTGGAGGGAGCGAACGACACGCGCCTTGCTATCGAATGTGACGGCGACGAGTTCCACGGGCCGGACCGCTGGCCGGCAGACATGCAGCGCCAGCGCATACTCGAGCGCGCTGGCTGGGTCTTTTGGCGGTGCTTTGCGTCGACGTGGTCGCTGCGTAAGGACGAGGTGCTAGCCGAACTCAAGGCACGGCTACATGCAATGGGCATCGAGCCGCTTGGGGCTCTGGAGCGCATACCGTCGGTTGTCGAGAGTCGCGTGTGGTCGATGCCGAGTGCAGTTGCCGGCAGTTCGGTTGCAGATGAGGCTGGCGACGCGGTTGCGGTGTAGCGATGACTGGGCTTTCTCGCAATGCTCGCTGCCCTTGCTAAACAGGCAACAAGTACGCACTGCTGCTTGGGCAAACTCGATTGGGATGTTCGTCCCGCCGACTGGTTCAAGATCGCCTCAGTCAAGCAACCGCACCTGCTCGCGCCAGCCGTAAGGCCAGGGGCGGCCCAGCACCTTCTCGACGGCGAGGTCGTGCGATCCGATCAGCCGCTCGACCACCTCGGGCGCGAGCAGCGTCAGCCGCATCAGGCGATGCACTTTGGATACATCCAGCCCTTCGGCCTGGGCGATCTCGGCCGCCGACGCCACCCGCCCCTCATGGAGCAGCCGTTGCCAGTGGTGCGCCAGCCCGAGCGCGCGCATCAACGCCGTGTCCTTGGCCTCGGTGCGCGCCGGGCCGGCCCACGTCGAGTGAACCTCCACACCTTTCGGTGCGCCGGGCGGCGCGATCACCGCGCGCCGGATGCCGCGCTGCACCAGCCGCCAGGGCACAAAGGTTTCCAGTTTCACGCCGCCCGCCGGCGTCGGCAGTTTCTGGGTGACCGGCGCTCCCTCGATGCGTCCCCGGTGCTTCGTGCTCACGCTTTCTCCTCGAAGCGCCGCACGATCTCGCGCTGGGCCGCCCAGTCCACCGGCAGCGGGTGGCGCTGGAACCAGATCAGGCTCATCCGGCGTGGCTGCCGCCCGGCCATCAGCAGCTCGACGATGTCGGGCGCGAGCAGCGTCAGGCGCAGCAGCTCGTTGACCACCGAGTGGTGCAGCCCTTCGGCACGCGCGATGGCCGAGCCGCTGGGCATCGCGCCGCTGTCTAGCAGCCGTTGCCAGTGGAAGGCCCGTGCCATCCCTTCGATGAGCGTGCTGTCGTGCGCGTCCCGGTCCTCGGCCTGGTGCTGAACCAGCCGGCGCACGCCGCGCCGCCGCAGGGTCAGCGGCACGAAGGTCTCGAGCGTCCCGTCCTTCATGCCTCGACCTCCAGCAGCTCGGCGCCGATGCTCCTGGGCGCGAACTCGCCGATCAAGGCGTCCCAGCCCAGTTCGCGCCACTTCACCCGGATGCCCTGCATCTCGTCGGTGTGGACGAGATCGATGCGCTCGATCATCAGGTTGGCGATGCGGTGCTGCTCGACCGGGAAGAGCTGATCCCACACGTCGTTGAGGCGCCCCATCGCCATCACGACCGTGGCCTCGTCGATCGGCGCGCCCTGGCGTTGGATGTGGCGCACGACGGCGGCGATGGATTCGGGGCTGGTCAGCACGGTGCGGATCTGGGCCACGACCGCCGCCTCGATCTCGCGGGCGGGCAGACGCTCGTAGCTCTTGCCCGGCGCGCCGAAGCGGCTCTCGGACTTGGAGACGTAGTACTGGTACTTGCGGCCGTTCTTGCGCGAGTACGTGGGGTACATGCGATCGCCCGTCGGCGCGTACAGCAGCCCGCGCAGCAGCGCATCGTTGCGCGAGCGGATCTTGGTCTCCACCGACCGCGCGTGGCTGTCGCGGGCCAGCACCGCGTGAACCTGATCCCACAGCTGGCGTTCGATGATCGGCTCGTGCACGCCGGGGTACCACTGGCCCCGGTTCGACAACTCCCCGAGGTATATGCGGTTGCGCAGCACCTTGTGGATGTACTTCTTGTCGATGCGCGTGCCGGTGCGAACGCGCCCGTCCTGCGTCGTCCACGCCTTGGTCGTGATGCCCTCGGCGGTCAGGCGCGCTGCGATCTGCGTGGGTGAGCCAATGGTCAACATCTCCTCGAAGATGCGGCGCACCACCGCCGCCTCGGCGGGGTTGACCACCAACTGGCGGTTGACCACGTCGTAGCCGATGGTGGGCACGCCGCCCATCCACAGCCCCTTCTTCTTGGCCGCGGCGATCTTGTCGCGGATGCGCTCGCCCGTGACCTCGCGCTCGAACTGGGCGAAGGACAGCAGGATGTTGAGCGTGAGCCGCCCCATCGAGGTCGTGGTGTTGAACTGCTGCGTGACCGAGACGAAGGACACGCCGTGGCGCTCGAACACCTCGACCATCTTGGAGAAGTCGGCCAGGCTCCTCGTCAGGCGGTCGATCTTGTAGACCACCACGATGTCGATCAGCCCGCGCTGGATATCGGCCATCAGGCGCTTCAAGGCCGGGCGCTCGGTGTTGCCGCCGGAGTAGCCGGGGTCGTCGTAGTCGTCGGCCACCGGAATCCATCCCTCGGCGCGCTGGCTGGCGATGAAGGCGTGCCCGGCTTCCTTTTGCGCATCGATGGAGTTGAACTCCTGGTCGAGCCGCTCGTCCGACGACACCCGGCAGTAGACCGCACAGCGCTTGCGCGCCTTGGTGGAGGCGATTTCCGTCATCAGGCGCCTCCCTTCAGGCCGAAGAACAGCGGGCCGCTCCAATGCTGGCCGGTGATGTGCCGAGCCACCGCCGTCAAGCTCTTGAAGGTGTGGCCCTCGTACTCGAAATGGCCCTCGGCATTGACCGTCACCCGATGCTCGCGCTCGCCCCATTCGCGCAGCAGCACGGTGCCCGGTGCGAAGTCGAACTTGCGCGGGCGCGCGCGCAGTTTGATCTTGGAGTGCTTCGCGCCGATGGCCTCCAGACGCTGGCGCGTTTCGGGGGCCAGTCCGCCGAAAGCTTCTTCCTGCAGCTTATAGGCGATGCGGGATTCGACGTGCGTTCGATTCGGATGTTTGGGCCGGCGTTCGAAGTACCGGTCCCAGATGACCCAGAGCTCGGCCATGGGCAGGTGGCCCAGTTCGGCGATCCGCGCCGCGACGGAGGCTTGTTTCTCGTTCATCACAACGTCTCCTGTTGAGAGGGGGTTGTATGAACGCGCTGATTGGGCAAGAAGCCAAGGCGAACCGCGCTCTGTTCCAGCCCGGAAGACCCGAGGGTACGGACGATGGCGGCCGCAAGGATGGTGGTGATTTCGCCAGCACGGGCGCTGGCGCTCATCTCTGCCGGAGATGCAAGTTCGAGGTTTCTCATGACGGCTCCAGGGAATCGAAACCGCCAGGGATGGTGGGCCTGATCCTCCGAAAAGGATGGCAACGCAGGGCAATCAACTATCTTGCGAAAATTAAAATGCAAGTAAGTCTTGCTCTTTAACGTCCGCAAGATTAGAATGCGGGTTTCGGAGGTGACTGCCATGCTCGAAAGAATCTCGCAGAAGCTGATCGGCTACCGCGTCAAAGCGGCGCGCGAGGCCAAGGGCTGGACGCAGGATCAGCTCGCCCAGGGTCTCGGTCTCAACGACCGTCAGTCGGTGTCTGACATCGAAAACGGCAAGCGCGCGCTCAAGCCGGACGAGTTGCTGGCGTTGTCGGATTTGCTGGAGCGGGACATCGAGTTCTTCATCGATCCGTTCGCCGTTGCCGGCGAAGCCCAGTTCTCGTGGCGCGCTGCCCCCGAAGTTCCCGAGGACAGCCTTGACGGCTTCGAACTGAAGGCCGGTCAATGGATCGGATTGCTGCGCTGGCTGCGCGAGCAACAGGGCAGTCGGACGAGCGTGCTCAAGCGCGCCCTGCGCCTGTCGGCGCAGTCGTCCTTTGAGGATGCACAAGAGCGCGCTGAAAGTCTGGTGGCCGAGCTTGATCTCGGCGTGATTCCGGCCGAGACGCTGATCGACAAGATCGAGCGCGAGCTCGACATCCCGGTGCTGTTCGTCGACACGGTGGAAGCCGATAACGGCAAAACCATTTCAGGCGCCACCTGCCACCTCGAGGAGATGGGCGTCATTCTGATCAACCGGAATGAAACCGAGGCGCGCCGCTTCTATGACCTGGCACACGAGCTGTTTCACGCGCTGACCTGGGATGCGATGAAGCCCGACCACCGGGAATCGAATTCCATCGAGGAGCGCAACAAGGGCAAACGCATTGAGCAGCTGGCGAACAACTTCGCCGCCGCCCTGTTGATGCCGCGCGCCTCTCTGAACAAACTGATCGATGGCAGCCGCCAGGGCGACATCGCCCACCTGTGCGAAGTCGCGGCGCTGCTGCGCGTCGCGCCGGTGGCGCTGGCATGGCGGCTGTTCAACCTCAAGCTCATCGGTGACGACACCCGTCGTGCGCTCTCTCAAGAGAAGCAGCGACCATCGGTGTCGGGCCCACCCAAACGGTTCTCCGCATCCTTCGTGCGAATGCTGCATGAAGCGCTGGAAAACGGAAGGCTGTCGGCTCGCAAGGCCGCGAAAGTCATGGGTCTGGGACTGGGCGGTCTGACTGAGTTGTTCGCTCAGTACGACCTCCCCGCACCGTTCGAGCTTTGAGGTGCGGACCGTATGCCGAAAATCCGGGTCTTCGCGGACACCAACGTCATCCTCGAATCGTTTCGCACCGGCTGCTGGACCGCGATCAGCAGCCACTTCGCCATCGAGACCGTTCAAAAATGCGTCGAGGAAACGCTCACCGGAAACCCCGGTGACCCCCGCCATGTCGCTGTTGCGCCCGCCGACCTGAGGGCCGGCCTCGCGGGCGAGCATCCGGTGACGCGAAAAGAGCTTGCGGCGCTGGTGCTTGCCCATCCCTCCTGCGGCACGCTCGATGACGGCGAGAAACACCTCCTCGCATGGCTGCTCGCCAATAAGCTGCTGCCCTCTGTCATCGTCGTCGTCACCACCGCCGACAAGGCGGCATTGGTCGCATCCCACGGCCTGGGCTGGCTCGACTGCGCGGTGTCGTTGGAGGACCTGGCAAGAAGGGCTGGCGTCGGTCGCGCCAACCTCGACGCGCTGGCCTTGCAGTACCGGGAGGATTGGCTGTCGAGCATCAAGACCAAGATTCGGATGGGAATCCTTCCGTGATTGTCGTGGCGCTGGCAGGCGTTACCACTTCATGGGAGGCAGGCCACGTGCGTTGTTCAAGGAGTCATCAGTGGCCAAGAAGTCCCTCAAGAACAGCAAACATCTCGTCGAGTTGATCGGGGCCGCAACGCCTCGCGCCATCGCGCTGCTCTCGACAGTCGACAAGTTTGCATTCCTCGGCGTACTGGACACTTCGCAATCCGCGGACGTCGTCCGATCAACGCTGATCGACACCCTGCCATCTGTCAGACCGGAGGCCATCGCTATCGCCGATGAGGAAGCCGTGCGCCTCCTGCAGTTGGCGCGTTTCCGCACCGAGGAAATGCTCGAACACGCTTATGCGGCCATCGAGTTCGAGGGGCACGCCGAGATCGATTCGTTTGACCGCAACGCCGATACGATGACCCGGCTGATCTGGGTGCGCGCCAAGGCCCCACAGATCTTCGACCGGATCGAAACCATCTACCTCACTCACCACTTCCACGGGCACAAGAAGTTCCTGGGCTTCAGCGTCCGCGATGGTGACGGGCGTGATTTCGTCTGGACCGACGAAGTCGCGCAGAAACTGCACGAAGGTGTGGCCGAGATCCTGGAGCTGGACGCGGAAGCCAAGGCGAGCTGCGAGATCATCCACTTCGAAATGGAAGACGGCGATGGAACCGGCAAGCGCCGCCTTCACTATCTGGTCGTCTATCACCCCGGCAAAATGCGCACGTTGCGCCAGATGAAGGATCGGCGGCGCGACCTGCTGCTCTACATCCCGGCGCTCGAAGCGACTCTGGTCTATGACCCCGCCGAGAACCAGGTCCATGTGCTTTCCGACCGGCAGAGCACGGCGAAGCGGCTGGCCGACCGGTTTTCATTGATCGGCTTCGAAAAGCCGCTTTCGAAGCAACCCGTGGACGCGGTCAGCTATGAGCTGGCCATGTTCAAGAACCCGGTCGATCTGAGGGCGGCCAAGGCGAACGGTGCAGTGGTCGTGGATGCCTGGGTCGCCTCGTTGAATGCAACCCTCGGGCATACCCGTCACGGCATCACGCTGGCGCTGGCCGGCAACGACGACATCTGGCGCGTGGCCAGCGACTATTTTGGCGAGCACAACCCGATCACTGCCTGCCGTTCCGTTCAGGAGGTGAAACTGTCATTCGTCGTGCGCTTCGACGGCGAGACGGAAACACGCGCACTGGACATCACCATCGGGCAGCGCGGCTCCTGCAGCCTGCTGACCCTTCCCGATCCCCGTCTGCGCCGGTGCGGCGAGGACATCCTGACATCGCTCGGCGTGATGAAGCGCGTCGAGCCCGCGAAGGTCGGCGCGGACGTGGCGCTGTTCCGTGCCGAAATGAAGCTGCTCGATCTGGCTGCGGACGAAGTCGACGGCCATCTGCTCGCCACGCTGCAATTGCCCACCGCCGATCTTGTCGCCAAGGGGCTGCTGAAGAAGAAGACCCCGGGCGACTACATCTCGGTGCCTGTGGAGGACGGCGACGGGCAATCCGGCTTCCGCCGGCTCAAGGTGCAGTCGGACAGCACCCGCACCTGGGCGCAGGACGAGTTGACGGGCGAGCGCTTCGATCTCGCTGAAGGCGACCTCTGCCGATATGCGGTCGACAAATCGTATTTGCGCGAGCGGCTTGACCTGCTGCTCAAGGACCAACTGGTCGACAGGCCCCTCAACCACGACGAGCACGAACCATTCGTTCTCGGCAACTACCGCATGGGCGATCAGCGCCTTCCTGTCGCCCTGGTGTCGCGACTGTGGGAATCCAAACACGCAGACAAGATGGATACAGAGCTCCGGCAATCCAACTTGGGTTTGACCGTTGTCCTGACCACGACGGCGGAGTCGCATCGTCGATTCCTTGGGCCGGGCATCGTGGTGCCCGTGAATGCGCTGCTGGTCGAGAGCGACGGCCAGGTCAGACTCGACCTCTCGCGTGTCGAGGGTGAAGTGCGCCGCAGGCAGAATGCGGCGGCCGCCACCAACACGCCGCGCCTGATCAAGGAAGACGCGCGCAATGCCCTGCTGGTCGGACCATGGCCAGATCCGTGGACGCTCACGAAGAAGGAATGGGTCGACGTTGTCGAAGTCCTCGTGCAAGCCTGGACCTCGCAGAAGAGGAAATGCACGAAGCTGCAGCTGGAGAATGCGGCCAACGTGACCATCCGCGCCATGAGCGAGTTTTTTCGTGGCGCGCCCGAGTGGAAGAACTACATCCGGGGTGCAGACGGCAACAGCAAGCCCCGCCTGTGGGAGCTCAATATCGGCGTGCCCGATTACCAGACCGCTGAGGCGGATACCGTCAAACACGTCACCGACCGCGCCGGCGCGGCCGTCGATGCAGAGGAACCCGCTTAGGAATCAAGACGTTGTAATTCCTGCGTAATTTCTGCGGGAAGACTGCGAAATACCGCAGTCCGGTATGCGAGGAAATAGGAGCACTTCAACAAAAGGAGTGCTCCAAATGCAAAACCAAACCCCATCCGTTCAACCCGGCCGGAATCCCATCCGGCCGCTATCGGACGGTGCCACGCGCATCGCCCTCGACGAATACGAGCTCGCCGCCCGCTGGGGGCTCTCCGTCAAAACCCTGCGCCGCTGGCGCCAGGAGCAGTTGGGCCCGATCTTCTGCAAGCTCGGCGCCCGCGTCACCTACCTGATCTCCGACATCGAGGCCTTCGAGCGGCGTGTGTCGCGCTACTCGACCTCCGCCCGGGCTTACCAGTGAGGAGGATGGCCATGAGCGATCTGACCATTTTCCCGGCCGACCTCGCGGCCATGTCGGTCAGCCAGTTGGCTCAGCTTCCACCCGCCCAGAAAGCGGAGATCAGCCGCAATCTTGACGAAGCGCTCGCCTGGCTCAAGCAAACCCGCGCCAAGTTCGACGCCGCGCTGGAGGCCGCCTACGGCGAGCAGGCGCGCGCTGCACGCCTCGAGGCGGGCAAGGACTTCGGCGTCGTGCACCTGAGGGACGGTGCGCTGCGCGTGACGGTCGATGTCCCGAAGCGCGTGTCCTGGGACCAGGCGCAACTGGCCGCCATCGCCCGGCGCATCGCCGCCGCTGGCGAGCGCGTCGAGGACTACCTCGACGTCGAGTACGCCGTCTCGGAATCGCGCTTCTCCAACTGGCCGCCAGCACTGCGCGCCGGGTTCGAGGCCGCCCGCACCGTCAAGCCCGGCAAGCCCACGTTTCGGCTGATGCTCGATGAGGAGACTGATCATGCAAACGTCTGACTTCTGGTTCATCGACGACGACGTGCATGGCGCGTTGGCGTTCGCATCGTTGCTGCCCCGTGCCGACAGGCTGGGCTATGTCTACGTTCTGGCCTTTTCCAACGGCCATTGCAAGCTCGGCTCGACGACCGAACTGCGGCAACGCCTGACCCAGCACCGAATCGACACCGCGCGCTACGGCGTGTCGATCACGCGCTGCCTGGTCACACGACCGCACTTCAACTTCCGAGCCGTCGAGTCTCGTGCCCTGCGCTGGCTGGGCAACGAGGGGCGAAGGGAAGTGATCCCCAACGCTCTGTCGGACGTGTGCCGGGCGGTCGAAGCCCAGACGCCCGAATGGACCGCGCCGCAGGACTACGCGGCACGGCACCGCAGTGCTTGGGCTTTTTGCAACCGGCTCATGCAGCAGATCGCGGCGGGTCTCGGTATCGCACCCCGGGGCGAACTGACGCGCGAGGCGAGCCGCATTCTGGATGCTCACGTCGAGTTGGGCCGTCTCACAGGCCTGACCGAGGCCGCCAGCATGCTCAATGCCCTGGCGGTCATCGAGGCAAGCACCGGGATCGATCTGCGATCGCTGCGCGCCGTGTTGCTGGAGGTGCAGTGATGGAGCGACGTCTTCCCATCATCACCGCCGATCAGCGGCTGCGCGAGAAGCAGGGCGTGAAGCTCGTGCTGCTCGGCAAGAGCGGCATCGGCAAGACCAGCCAGCTCAAGACGCTGCCTGAAAGCTCGACCCTGTTCGTCGACCTCGAGGCCGGGGACCTGGCCGTCAAGGACTGGCGCGGCGACTGCGTGCGCCCGACCACCTGGCCGGAGTTCCGCGATCTCGTGGTGTTCCTCGCCGGCCCGAACCCGGCGCTGCCCGTGGACGCACCGTTCTCCGAGGCGCACTACCGGCATGTGTGCGAGCGCTACGGCGATCCCGCGCAACTAGCGAAGTACGACACCTACTTCGTCGACAGCATCACCGTACTCGCGCGCCTGGCGCTCGTCTGGGCCAAGACCCAGCCGCAGGCCTACAGCGAGCGCACTGGCAAGCCCGACACCCGGGGCGCCTACGGCCTGCTCGGCTCGGAACTCATCGGGGCGCTGACCCACCTGCAGCACGCGCGCGGCAAGCACGTGGTGTTCGTGGCCATCCTCGACGAGCGCCTGGACGACTTCAACCGCAAGGTCTTCGTGCCGCAGATCGAGGGCGCCAAGACCGCCGCGGAACTGCCCGGCATCGTCGATGAAGTCGTCACCTTGGCCGAGATCAAGGCCGAGGACGGCAATCCGTACCGCGCCTTCGTCACCCACACCGTCAACCCCTACGGCTATCCGGCCAAGGACCGCAGCGGCCAGCTCGAGTTGCTGGAGCCGCCGAACCTGCGCGCGCTGATCGACAAGTGCGCCGCCGCCACTCGAATCCCGCCATCCCCCACTGCATCCAAGGAGTAAGCCATGTTCGCATGGAACGATTTCAACGACGCCGAACAGCAGCAGCACTTCGACCTGATCCCCAAGGGCACGCTCGCTCACGTGCGCATGACGCTCAAGCCCGGGGGCTTTGATGACCCGGCGCAGGGCTGGACCGGCGGCTACGCCACGCAGAGCTTTGAGACCGGCTCGGTGTATCTGGCGGCCGAGTTCGTGGTGCTGGAGGGCGAGTACGCCCGGCGCAAGCTCTGGAGCAACATCGGCCTGCATTCCCCAAAGGGCCCGGCCTGGGGCCAGATGGGGCGCAGCTTCGTGCGCGCCGTGCTCAATTCCGCCCGCAACGTCCATCCGCAGGACATGAGCCCGCAGGCCGCCGCCGCGCGTCGCATCCAGGGCTTCCACGAGCTCGACGGCATCGAGTTCCTCGCCCGCATCGACGTCGAGAAGGACGGCCGCGGCGAGTTGAAGAACGTCATCCGAAACGCCGTCGAGCCCGACCACCCGGACTACGCCCGCCTGATGGGGTTGCCGCCCAAGACCCACCACGGCGGCGGTTCCTCCGGCGCGCCAGCCGCGGCCACGCCACCGCTTGCGATGCCCGCCACGCAACGCCCCGCCGTGCCGGGCAAGCCCGCCTGGGCGCAGTGAGAGGAGGGTCAGTGAAGTGTTGGGTCTGCAAACGACAGGCGCGCGGCTACGGCCACTCGGACCTCCGGCATCCGGTGGGCGACGCCCGGCGCTATCCGATCGACTGGGTGTTCTGCTCGCGGCGTTGCCAGGAGGCGTTTCACGCGCTCTACGGTCAGTGGCTGCGGGTGCAGGAAGGACGCACGCCCAAGA